TGACGCGCGGCTGTGCTAAAGTCGTGCGCCGGTTGCTCTATTGTATGGCCATCCCTGAATAGTGCAATCCATCTGAATGGCTTAACCCCACCATCCATACTGGTCTGCCCCTTATTTTGTTTCCTGCGTGAACACTTGTTTTAACGTGACAAGTATGACGTTGATGATTGGCGCATAAATGCCAAACAGTTCAACATTGCCCTGTACAAATGACAAAATGTAGCCAATAATGGCGGATATGCCCACATATGCTGCCGTTTTTGCTATTTTTAGTGCTTGATCTTTTGTAATCATTGCGTTCCCCTTGTTTTCGTTTGGTGTTTCTTGTGGTGCTGGCTCTGGTACCGGCGTTGGCTCAACCTCTGGGGTTGGTGTAGGCTCTGGGGTTGGCTCCGGTGTCGGTGCTGGTGCGGTTGGCTCTGGCTGCGCTGCTGGTGTTGGGGCTGGTGCTGGTGGTACTTCTCGGCGTCCACGCGCAAAAGCGTTCCAATCATCAGTTGTGCCATAGAATATATTGCAATCCAAGTCACCACCATAGCCGTCTAAACGGCCACGGCTTGTCCACTGCCACATACAATAGCCGTTTGGCCAATTAACATCTGGCAAACTACCGGCATATGTCATGTCGTAATTGTAATCAGTGTCCATATCGCGGTACTGCGCTACCCATAGGGCGTAATCACCCCATACTGGCGACCAATCAATGCGGTTGGCGGTGCTAGTATTCAAGTAAATTACAGGGCGTACACCGGTAAGGCTGTATACATGGTCAAGCCACTGCTTTGCCCACTGCGCTGTGATAGGTTCAACCTCAAGGTCAAGCACTAACATGGCCTCGCCAATGTAGCCTCTGACTTGCGACACAAACCACTCTGCCTCACTAATAGGGTCATTGCCATCTGGCCGTGCAAAATGGTACACGCCTAGTTTTTTACCGGCGGCCTTTGCCTCTTGGTAGCTAGGGTTACAATCTGAATCAGTATACCCTACGCCCTCGGTGGCTTTGAAAATAATAAAATCTGCCCTAATGGTAGCGTCTGGTAAACCGGCCTGCCATTTAGATGTGTCAATTCCTACTAACGGCATGTTTAACCCCTCTCTTTTAATAATGCTCTTGCTTTCCTTACTATACCACGAACTGCAAGTGCTGCCAAAACACCAAAAAATGCGCCGCAAAATGCCGCGCTTGCCCAATAGCATAGCCATACTTGCATAAGCACATCCCCTACATTTGTCATTTCTTATTCTCCAATTCTGTTTTTATTTGCACATCATTGCTGCGTAACCCCTCAATTGCCTTGCGCATATCATTGATTTGGCCTAGGTAGCTCAAACCAATTGCCACTATCACTAATGTAATAACACCACCGCCAATAATCTTGACTGCTGCGTTATTAAAGAATGTGGATAGTCTGCCGGATAAACTGTTGTCATCAAGGTCTAGCCGTTTGAGTATCTTTTCAATCGCGGCCTTGTTTTCATCTTCTCGCTCGGTCAAATGCTCAACCTGCTTACTGGCCGTCTTTAAGTGTTCATCAAATACAGGGTATGGCACTGCCCCTAGTGCGTCTATCTTGTCGGATATTTTGCTAATATTAGTTTCAACGCTGTCTAATTGCTTGCTCATGCCCGCAACTTGGCCTTTCAACTCCCCAAACTCTTTATAAAACTCTGCGTCCACCACATAACCCCTGTGTATTTCATGTTCTTAATATTAAAGTGTGATACCACTTATCTTTTTTTATGGTATCACACTTATATTCTGTAACCCTGATTGAATAGTTACTTTTTTGTATTTTTTGAGGTAACAGGTGCCGCGTCATCCTCAAACCCTAAATCGTCTGTGTCGGTAGCCTGCGCCACTGCAAGCGGGTCAATGTCGGCAACTGGTGCCGCGCCTGCTGCAACAACTGGCTTTTTAACAACCTTTTGCTCATTAGGATCAAATATACCCATGTACGCTTTGTCAACAAATGCGACCATTTCAACTGGTGACGTCATCGCCACACCAACATTGCCGCCTTGTATCTGTGCGTATTGTTTCCACATACGGTCAAGCGCAATGAATGCCTGCCAACCGGGTACCGTGATAGTCTGGCCGGGCTTAAGCACTTTAGCCTCACGCTGTGCATGATATACACGGCGGGTGCTTTTATCTGGCTGCTCAATGCGCTCTTTCTTTGGATCGGCAAATACCCATCCAGTGTCATAGCTCATAGGGTTAGTGATGGTCACAAGGTCTGAACCGGTAAAGTAATCACTTAAAAACTCGCGCATTGTTTTGGCTGCGCCTGACGCGCCAACTGAACCGGCTAACAGTTCCTCTGGCGTCAAATCGTGTGTGGGTGCTGTTTGATTGTCCATAGTTATACCTCAAGTTCTGCAAGGATTGTATCAATAATGATATGCGCCTGCCTTACGGTTGATACTTCATCACCTAACATTTTGGCAAGTTGCGATGAATAGTGCGGCCTGTCCTCGCCTACCGTCTTTTCACTAGCCTTGTCTTGATCGCGCATAACCGGTATGAGTTGGCCGTGTAATTGGTGTATTGCAATCGTCAACATTTCAAGCTCCTTATGTAGCTCAACAAGTGCCTTTGGTGTTTCGCGCTGGCGGTCACTGGCTGGTGATCCGGCTATTAGTGTGCTATTGCTAAATGCTTTTTCCTCTTGTGCGTATTCCATATTTCAATCCTAGTCTAGCTGGCTATCATAGTAATCTACTATGTCGCTGGCTGATGTACCCGGCCTAAAGACTGGGCGTTTATTGTTATTGTTCGCTGCTGATTGGTCGCCACGGCCACCGCCGGCAATATTGCGGCTCACTTGCTTGCGCTCATTGTCTGCCGGGTTTTGCTTTGGTGCTGCGTATAGTTCGGGATGTTCTGCTTTGTATAGTTTCCCGGCGGTGTAGACGCTAATGTTTTCACCGGCTTTGCGCAAGTCCTGCCAATAGGTCAAAATCTCGTTCGCCCTTACCACACCGGGGTCTTTGTCAAACTCTGGTGTGCCTTGCTTGGCGGTAATCTTTGGCACAATGCCATCTTTTTGCAACTTATCAACATCGGCTACTACGCGCTGCGATTCAGCTTGGCTTGCGCTTGCCTGCCGGCGTTGCTGCACTTCGGTCTGTATGCTCTCATACATCTTTTCTGCCTTGTAAGATTGTGCGCTCATATCAGTATTAAACTGCGCTTCGGCGCGGGCGTTGGCAAACTCAAAATCTGGTGGCAACTGTTCGGGGGTTTTCACCTCAATAACATTGCCGTCTTTGCCTTGCACTTTCACATATGGCAACTCATTGTAGATGGTGCGCTGCACCGGATTCATATCGCCCCATACGCGCTCCGGCAATTCATCGGGTCGCGCAATATCTTGTGGCTGCTCCGTCTTTTTTGGCTCATCCTCTTTTTTAGATAGGCCGCGTTTTTCTAGCTCGGCTAGTAACTGCTCATCTGTAAGTTCCGGTGTTTCCGGGCTTTTCTGTCCATCGTCTTTTGCGTTCGGATCTTGGCCCTCATCGCCATCTTTTTTTTCAGTTTGGCTTGGGTCGTTTTCTTGCGCGGCTCCACCGTTGTTTTCATCGCCGTTTGTATTAGTGCCGTCCTTTGCGGCGTCATCGTTGTTATTGGTTGGTTGGTCGTCACCGGCCGGTGGTGTACCTTGGCCGTTGGCGTCTGCTTCGGTCGCGTCAAAGCGATTTTCTGCTAGGGTTTCCAAATCCATTTATGGCTCCTTGCCTGTTAAATGATATGTAATTTAATCTTACAACAACGGTTATGTTTGTGCAAACAAATAGGCCACCTGCTCACAAGGTGGCCCGGCGGCGGCGTGGGAATAAAAACTGCCCCGCAATGCGATTATACTATACTTGGTTGTTGTCGCTGCTGCCACCAAACAGGCTGCCCAATACTCCCGCCGTTGGTACTGCTGCGGCAACAGGCAATATTTTATTTATTCTATCCGTTACTGCTAGTCTATCCATACTGCCGCTCTTAAGATAATTAAGAATCGCGCTCAAAGTTTCCGGCTTGGATGATAGATCACCGGTCTGTCCGTCCGGGAATGTCACATGCTTGCGTCCGGATAGCACCACATCGCTATTGCTAATGGGCGCGTTCATCTCCATCCATGCTGTTTCGCGTATTCTATCTAGGTTGTCGTTATCCCATGCAATATCACGCAACCCCTCGCGGTTATTTACTTTTTTCGCGCCAAACTCACCAATAAACAGTCTATCCTGCGCTAATTTCGGATCCATACCCTTTGGCGGCATCCACGCGGTGTCCTCAAGTGCTAATGCTTTTTGTCCTGGTCGGTTCATCAGTTCTGGGTCAAGTAGCGTCAAGTGACTATCGTTTCTACCACCGCCAAATCCTAGCGGCGATTGGTCTAGTGTGGTGACTGCAACATTCTGGTACTCTGGTACTGTTCGTGCTGCCGTTCGTCCAAAATCCTCTGCTCTATATAGCATTGGTGTATGGTTTAATATGTTCTCTGCGGTTATGCCGGATGGGTGTTTATTCCCATTCGTCAATAGATCCGCAAGCACATTGACTGTGCCGTTGCGCATTTCGCTGCTTGATACTTTTGTACCATACTTCGCGGCGTGTTGTACTGCCTCATCGCCCATATCTTTCAACATGTTAAATAGCGGGTTCATAGGTTACATCCCCGGCAATAGATTACTCAACACTGGGGCCGGTGCTGCGCCTGCCATTGGATTCATCGGTGCGCCTGCGTCTGGTGCTGGTGGCATAGGTGCGCCGCCTTGTGGTGGCATTGGTGGCATACCCGGTGCGCCCATCGGCGGCATACCGCCCGGCATACCCGGCATTGGCGGCTGTGGTGGCTCTGCCGTGACTGGTACGTTTGGATCTAGCAATGCGCCGCTCTTGTTGGCTTCCTCTAGTTTGGCGCGTTGTGACAGGCCAATAACGGCGTCCTCAATGTAGCTAATCAACTTCTGCTGTAACTCTGGCTTGGCATATAGGAACTTATCGCTAAGTAGTAGCTCACGCATGGCTAGTATGTAGCTTGGGTCAATATCCTTGCGTGGCTCTGCCTCTTGGCCGTTCATAATCACGGTAAAGTCAACATAGGCGTCACGGTTTTGCACTTCGCTCTTAACATCAGATACAAGGCTGTCCGGTGCCATCTTGAACTTCACTAATGCCTCATAGCGTTTGTCGGCGTCTTTCAGTCCTAGGTCTTTGAATAGGTTGTACGGATCAATCAAGCCCATCTTGGCCATGGTCATGGCGATATTTTCGCGGCGTTCTTTGTCCGGTTTCAATATGCTGCCCTGCGATACGCTGACATTGGCCACGTTTGGCATGTTCTCGCGTGATAGCTCAACATACAGGAATGTGCCGTCATTGTCGCGGGTGGCAAACTGCTTTTTGTCGGTGTAATACACTTTCATCATCTGCACAAGCAATCTAAAGTAGCGGTCTAGGCCGTATTCAATACACCTGATTACCTCATCTTGGCGGCCGCTGGATTGGTTCATCATCATTTTAGCCTCGCCCAACGTGCCAACTTCGCGGTTAGAATCATCGCCACGGAATTGGCTTGGTGTGCCTAGGATGTTGTGAATGCTGTTCTTAATATCTTGCTTATCCTGCAATACATAATTAGGCAATAGGTGGGGTGGTATCTCGCCAAATGCGCTTTGTAGTGGCATTTCATCCGGTGTGGATAGCATAAGGATTTGGTTTGGATCGCGTGTAATGTTTGCGGCGTCCTCGTCTGGTATCGCGCCTGTCTTAACCACTAGCAAGCTGTTGGCGGTGTCGGCATTCTCTATGATCTGGCGGCCGCGCTTATTGAGTACGTCCTGCAATGGTATGGCCTGCTCTACCGGGCTAGTCTGGTCTACTAGGTGGCTGCCATCGTTGATGTAGTTAAAGAATAGATATGGCTTGGTCGGCGCGTCAACAAAGTTGCTGATGTTCACACCCTCTTTATCGTATACAAAGTTTGGGTTTAGCTTTTTATCAAGGATAGTATCACCCATGTACCATGCGACACACTCGCGCTCACCGGGCTTGCCGGTCGGATCTGTAAACCATATCTCGTTGTAGGCAACAATCTGGCCTAATAGTTTAGGTGTTTTGCGCTGCCTGCCCATGGCTTGCAATATCTTGGCCTCACTGTCCGGGAATCGCTCAATCAAATCTGCTACACTGTCGGTGCAAATCTCGCAAATAAAGCGTGGCTCCTCATCCAATAGGCAATCTTTATCAAGTATCACGCGGCTAGGGTCTAATGCGATTGGTACAATGTCATCAACTAGCGGGTCATACTTGAGTTTAATGATACCAACGCGCTTAAGGTACATGTTTTTAGTAGCTGATCCAACGCGCTTGGCAAGCTGCCACTTCACGCTGTGGATGTTGACGGCGTTTTCCAAATCCTCGGCCATCACCTTACTCTGTGCGGTGTTATCCTCTGGCGTAATCTCACATGCTGGATCGCGGCCGGTCACATAGGCAAGGATTGATTGTGTGCCAACATAAATCTGGTTGTCAACAAATGGCACTTGGTAGGCATACAGTTTGCTCTTGTCAATCTGCTGGCCTAGGTAATAGCGTTCATTGCGGTTGCGTGCGCTGGTAAGGTCGTAACCATTCTTATCATCCCAATAGCTTTTGCTGTCCGTTACCCATCGTCTAAAATTAGCAATCAACTCACGGTCATCAGTGGATAGCGTAAGCACTGGTAGTTCATCAATAACGCCGGTATCAACTGTAATATCGTCTACCGCGCCATCGCTATAATATTTTTGGTCATCGCCCATATAACATTACCTTTCTTATCATCAATATAGCACACTAAATGATTTGTACCTCTATTGAATTAAGATGGAATATATACACTCGCAACCCCTGCACTTGATCTCAACAAGCGGTTTATCTAGCTGCTCCACCATATTATCCACATTATCTAGGTACAATGATTTTACTGTGCGATTGACATTGCATAGCTTGCGGCCGCATTGAATACATCGCAAATCGTGCCACTCTGCTTTGTTGTCCTCATTGAGTATCACTAGCACTGGTTTCACATCGTCCTCCAATCGCCGCGTGGCTTGTTAGCGTTCTTTATCATGGTTGATAGGTCGGTGCCTAATTCCTCGCGCGTCACTGGCTTGCCTGCAACATAACTCTTGCGCTTTTGGCTCACCAATTCGCTCTTGTTAAACAGTTTACCGCGTAACTTCTTGGCTGTCATCACTGTATAAAAATAAGCGTCTAGGGCGTGATCCTCTGCATTAGGGTCTATTTGCTCGCCGCCGCTGTCCTTGGCATACACAATGGTTGGTAGTGTTTCCAATAGATATTCGCAAGTGCGGTGTATCTGCACGGCTGGCTTGCCATCGCTGGATGGTGCCAACATGTTATGGAACATGTAGATTGCTGATTGCTTAAGGTCTTTATTGAGTTTGTCGGCCTTAACAATGCGGGGTCGTATGTCTGCCGGTAGCTCGTCCAACTTCTCTTTGATAATATCCTTGATGGGCTTGGTGCCACCTAGGTGTGAATAGGCGTCATGTGGCAAGGCTAGTACATCCACCGGGTCGCGCAACAATTCATCATAGATAGCCTGCGCCCACCATGCCGGGTCCTTGTGATTGTCGTGTAGCTCACGGTAGACAAATGCCCGCTCCTCTTTCTCGGTAATGTCATCAAACATGGCTTTGAGTAGCACACATTCGTCATTGTAGCCCCAGTCCATGCCCATAATCTTAAATGATCCATTAAAATGCTCTTTGCTCACGCCCCAATCACTAAACTTATTAAACATGTGCTGTGACTTGCGGAACTCTTGGAACACTGCGCCAAATTGAATATCCCAATCACCAAAACGCCATGCCCGGTATAGCTCCGGGTCGCTGCTCTTTAGGCTCTCAAGCTGCTTGATATAGTCCGGGTCGCCTGCAAGTAGTATGGGGTTGCTGTCAATCGTGGCCGGAATGTAGGCCCGCCATATGCCTGTTTCACGCTCAATGATGGTCTGCCAATGCGTTTCTTGCGGGTTGCCGTCATCATCTATCCATTTGTATACATGCTTGATGACGCGGCACTTGCTGCGGTCTGGCGTCACAAATCGTTTCTTTACCCATGCCATACCCATGCCGCCCGGATTGGTGGTGTTGAATATCTGCGGGAATAAGTCCGGGTATTTGCTACGCGCTGATGATATTAGCTTTTCATACATATTCTCGCGTGGTATCTGCGTCAACTCCTCAATGTTTATGCGGCAATACTCATGCCCTTGGTACTTGGTGTAGGCGTCATCGTCTTTAAGGTGGCCGCCTAGTATACGCCCGGTGCCTTTACCGGATAGAATCATGGGGTGCCTGCGTAACTTCATGCCAAAACATTTATATGCTTGGCTTGCCCTGTCCTCAAAGTCTGATAAGTCCTCGGCGTTACGCCTAATAACTAATTGCTTGGCTCGCGGATCTGGGGCGCGTTTACTTAGTATGGCAATGCTGGCGTCTGTCTTACCCGGCCCACGCGCTCCACCAAACAGTATCTCGCGGTAGCGTCTGTCCTGCGATAATGACACGGCAAGCTGCTGTGGCCCCGCCATAGGTACCCAATAGCCTTGCTCGCGTAATTCACTAGCGGTGGTCTTTTCAAGCGTCTGGCTGGCCATCTGCGCCCTCGTCTGGTATAACAACGGCATTGTCCGGCAATACTGGTATTACAAATCCCTTGATAAGCGGCACGCCATCCTCTGCCTTTAGGTTCATATCATTCTCTGACTTGCTGCCATACACAAAATACAGTAGGCTATCTAACGACTTTTCATCTACTTCAATCTTGCCGGGGTTGTCCGGGTCGCGCTTGATGGCTCTGTTCACCCTCGCGCTCATAAGCATGTCACCTAGGGTCATATCAACATTGGTGTCATCATTGTCGGCAATCTGCTCCATAAACTCACCAACTGTCACCTCATTCAATAGCTTTTCAAGTTTGCCGCGTGGTGTGTTCTCTTTTTTCCATGCGCCATTGTGCCTAGGGTTACCACCGGGCTGCCCAAACTGTGTATGCTTTGGGGGGGCTACCCCTGATATTGGCGACACACCCTTAGCCTGCTTTGTGGCTTTTTTATTATCATCACTTGCCTTGTCAACCTCTGCCATATTCCCTCCTTTGTATTTCGCTCTCTGCATTTAATATAGCACCTGTATGGTGATTCAATGATTCCTGTTTGTTCTTTGCTCTATGACAATGTAAGCATAGTACCTGCCAATTTGTCATATCAAATGGATTGACGGCCGGATCACTGACTGGACGGATGTGGTCAATAGTCATAAGGTTTTTTGATAGTTTCTTGCCGCATGCGCGGCATGATTGGCCGTGTTTGAATGCGCGTTTAATAGCCTTGAACTGCATATTTGATTCACGGTCAAGCTCCATTGACTTATAGAATACGCTCACGGCTCAATGCCTCTGCCCTTTCTTTTCGTATAAGCTATACCGTTATTATATCACCCCTGTTAAAAACAAACAACCGCTCTCGCAAGGCGGTTGTTCATTCAAATAAATCTCTCATGGAGTGGCGGTTTTATAACGCGCGTCCGCCACAACTACATTATACACCAACTTCAATGTCCGGCTCTTGGCTGCACCACCAATAGGCGGCGGCTGCTAGGTCGTCATTCTCCATCTTGCTGCTCCTTCCTATATTTGCACTTGCCACATATACCATCGTAGATCGTGTATGTCATGCAATAACATTCTGTGCATAGTGATAAACTGCCTAGCGTATCATCTTCATCTTCAAACAAAACATCCGCTATCTCACCATTGCTCATTAGTAGATCTCCCCATTGTGCGCTCTCACAACTTTTTTTAATTCATCCGCCGTCATAACAAATACTTCAAGCGTGTGTACTTCGCCCTCATTCTCGCCGGTCAATTGATTTTTTATCTGCTCAACGCGCCATGGTTTTTTGTTTGCTATGGCAATGCCTAAATCTGCGCCGCTCATCTCTCGCTTGTGCTTTAGCATATCAACCGCCTCTGAACGCGCTCGCCATTCACTGCTTACGCTAAACGCACAACCTGCGGCATATTCGTATACCATTTTTAACATTATCGCCTGATCCATTTCTGCCACAAGGCCGTCATGTTGATTTGTAGTGGGTGTACCGCTTGGAATCGCTGCCACTGATGGTACATAAGGTCAATCATGCCTTCGTTAGTCAAAGACTCTATATCACTCTGGTTTGTCATACTTCCTCCTGTTGAGCTTTGAGTTCAGCGATACGAATGTCGCCCCAATCCGCCACTGCGTTACTTGTTTTCAGATTTACGCGTGCTTGGTGCTGCATGAGTCCTATCTCATGAATCCTCGCTTCTAACGCCACACGCTTTCTATCGGCGGTGATGTAGGCAACAAAATCGGCTACAAACAAATCAAAGTCTTCATCGCTCAGGTGGCTGTATAGTTTCCCGCTCGGCTTTCTGTCATCTTCGTCAATATCATCGGGGTCTTCTGGCTCGGTGCGTGAACGGTCATATGTAGCACCCTCTCCCCACGGCGAACCAATACGATTTGCAAATAGTACCGCCGTTTCTCTTAGCTCACTCTGGTTGGTCATCTGTTCATGTACCTTTCCACGTCTGACATATCCCAATCGTCAATGCCATCAACGTACTCTTTGAAGTCTTCCCACTTGTCTCCAAGCAGTTCAATTGCTTGTTGTTCTAGCTCACTCTGGTTGGTTGTCATACTTCCTCCAATGCTTTTAATAGGTTCTGCTCGAACTGGTCAATGGCTTCGTTATGACCTTTCTTTTTAGCGAAAATCATCTTATCAAGGTCAGAGCTTTCTTTTGTCGGATTGCCCATTTTCATAGGCGGTTGTCTCTCTGGCTTCGCTTCCGCCACCAGTTCTTTTATGAGTGAGGTGATGGCTTGCTTCAGTGAATAGTGAAATTCACCTTGCTCTGCACCGTGGTCTGATAGTATTTTGTCTAGTCTTTCGTTATAGTTGGTCATTTGGTGACCCCCATCTCTTTGAGCCTTGCCCTAACAGGTCTGATTTTAGCTTGGTTCTTTTGGCAAATCATTGACACGTTACCGTTTAGCAAGTAGCCCTTTTCTTCTTTGAACTTGATTATCTGGTCAACAGCTCGCTGGATAGCCTTTTCCTCCCTTGCCTCTTGTTCGTCTTGTTTAATATCTCGATAGAAGTTACTCATCGTTACCCTTTCTTATTGTTAAACCTATTATATAACCAATCGTGAATAGTGCAATTATCTTTATGACTGTTTCCATCATCGGCTCCAATCTACCGCCCATTATAGGCGGTGTATTCGTTTTGCTCGCGGTACTTGCGCTCATTCTTGCCGTATTCGTTATCAAGGTAAGCGGTGATTGATTCGTCAATCTTGATCCGTGGCGTGTTGTCGTAACCCTTGGCAAGCTTGCGGCGGGTCAATCCATGCACAATCTTGATTCCCGGCTTGGTTTTCCAATCTTCGGTGCTGTCTATGATCTCGCCGTTGTCTAGCTCCCAAATGTAGCTGTAACTGCAACCGTTGACGCGCCCGGCCTTAACAATCGTGCGGATCTCCGCATTGTCAATGGCTTCTTTGCGCTCCCACTCGTCATAATTCCACCGGTTAAATCCACGGCGTTCCAAATCGGCGCGCTCGTCATCCGTAAGATCATTCCACCACTTGCAACGGTAGATTTTGATGGTAGATCCAACAGCCAAATCTTTTTCGCTAAAGCTGCTCCAACCGTTTGTACCTTCAACCGTGACAAACTGCCCCTTGGCACTGACTGCCCGGTAAATACTGTACTGCGTTTGGTCATAGCCCCACATAGCAACGAACATGTCGCCCGGCTTAATTGTTGTTTGAGTAGTCATAGTTTAACCCTTTCTTTTACTACTTATCCTACCTATTATTATACACAGGCGTTGCAATAAGTCAACACTTTTTACATAAAATAGCGCAAATTGTAGGTAAATGGGTGCAATATGGTGCATTTATCGCTGTTTTCTGACTTCATACACATGGTCGGGGTGTTTCGGTAGCCATACATTTAATAGCAATCTGCGCCGCCATTTGTAGTCATCGGTTTCAATTCCCTTGGCTTCAAGTAGCTTAAATGATCCATCCGGCATGTGTAGTCTAAAATCTACTTTATGTTTTACGACATCAACAATTTTGCCGTCCTTGTTATATATATTCATCTCAACCCGGTATTGGCTGTCGTATGCTAGTATTTCGCCCGCTGCCTGCAACATATACAACTCATCGGCCACGGTTGCCTCAAATCTACTATCGCGCCGCATACCGTCTTTTGCCACTGTCTTGCTGGCATTGTACTTATTGCGGCGGGTCGGCTTGTATATCTCATGCCCACAATCACGACACAAAAGCGATCCCCTTTGGTAGAGGATCGTTGTTGCGCCACACTTTGAGCATTTGGCATTTTCGGTTGTTTGCTTCGCTTTGGTCTGGCGGTACATACTACTTCACTTCTTCTGATCGCCAAAACTTTGACTTGGCAATGAACGCTGCAACGCGTTTATCGCCCCACGTTTCAAACGGTATAGTAGATAGGTTGCTCAAGTTGTCAGCAAACTTCATCATAATACCCTCTCTGGTGTGTAGCCTTGGGAAGTAGTTACCTTTTTTGTGTACTACATGCGTTACTTCGTTGACTAGATCCGCAATGCGCGATCCAAATGTTTCCACTAGATCATCATACGTCACATCGGTATCTTCGATTGTATCATGTAGCCAACCGGCCGCGATCACATCCGCGTCATCCGTCACAAGTGATAAGATTGACGCTACCATACTTGGGTGTGATATGTATGGCGTGGTGCCGCCATCCCTGTACTGTCCTTCGTGTGCTGCGGTGGCATAGGCGGCTGCCCGGCTGATGATGTTGTCTGTTTGTTTGGTCATTGTAACCCTTTCTTTTACTGTCAACCTTCATTATACACTATACACTTGTGTATGTAAACGCTACTAGCTAGGTAGTGGCAATACTTATTTCATCAATTTGTTATAGTTAAATCGCTTGCCTAGTGCCTGCTTAATATCTATTTGGTCGCCGGTCAATCCTAGGTTCTTTTTATTGAATATCAACACGCGCTCATGCTCGGTGCGCTGGCCTAGTACAAACTGTACGCCGCGCTGCGTGATCCGCCAATACCCGCTGGTGCGCTTGTTTTCTTTCGGGTCTTTTGGTTTTTGCTCAATCAATCCCCAATACTTGAGTTTTGAAAAATCATTGGTGCCGGTGTCGCTAATCCCGGCGGCAATATCTTTTACATGGTGGTAGCCATTGTCTTTTTGTGACAACCGGTACAACCTGATAAGCATTGCTACCATCGTGTAGTGCATGGGGCGGTCATACAGTTGAACGTGCCGGCCGCAGCATGGGCAATCGGTGCCTTTTTCCCAATTGTCGCGCAAGTACTGTTTAGCTTCAACGATTGTTTCCATTTTTCTCTCCAATCACTTCGTTACCAACTTTTTTGCGGTGGTTATCCCATCGGGTATTGATCGCCTTGCTTGCTAGGCCGGGTACATCGCGTAGTGGCCGGCCGCCATTGATCCCGCCGCGTGACGCCTGCGCGCGCTGCGCTGCAATGTAGGCTGCTTCATCGCCCCCATAATGTCGGTTGATCATGGTGTCGCGGCGTTTTTGTGCCGGGGTGCGCGGATCGTTATTGACTGGTATGTTTTGTGCTGCGCTGCTTTGATCGTTTACTCTAATTTTCATCATTGGTTTTCTCCGTTATTGTATAAAATGACTGTTGGTTTACTGTTACCGATGGATCAGATGGCAACTGGTACAAGATTGTGACCTACACGGACGCCACGCATAT